CTAAACAATTGGTTAAGTAAGAAACTCTTTGTATTTTTTACTGCAACAGCTTTAGCAATCTTTGGAGATCTTACGAGTAGTGACTGGGTAATTATTGCCACAGTTTATATAGGTACGCAAGGAGTTATAGATGCAGTAGCAAAGCTTAGAGGCTAACAACACAAACAATAATTATATTTCATAACGTATGGATATTAAATCAGTAACTAAAGACTATGTAGAATGTGCCAGTGGTGGTGCAGTTACAGCTCCCTTTAATGGAAGTTGGATCTCTGCATATGCTATACAATTAGGAGCGACTACAATCGTAAACGGATCATGGCTTCAAACACTATGTTATCAGTTAGGTGTAACATCTCCTGTAAATAGTTCATGGGTAATTGCATTGGCAAATTATTATGGCATCTCTCAACCTTTAAACGGATCTTGGTGGTATGCAATCGCTGATGATGCTTGTAACGGAATTCAACCTCCTCCTCCATTTATTTGGAATTTAGATACATTAGTATGGGAGAATGAAGTTAGACTTTGGGCAGCGGCTCCTGCCTTTACAGGTTTACTAGATGATTATACTGGTGCTGAGGTTGCTTACTCTGCTGCACGTAGGTTAAGTAGTACTTACACTGGTCCTTTAGTTAAAGTTATTAAGGGTGGAGCAACAGCAACAGATATAGGTTATGATGCAGCAACAAATGAATTAGACACAACTGCACTACAAACATATGCAGGCTCTGATACAGTTTATGTAGAAAAATGGTATGATCAAACTGGAAACGGACATCATGCAGAACAAACTCTAAGTACTCGTCAACCTATTATAGTAACTAACGGAACTATTGAAACATTAAATAGTAAAGTTGCAATTAAATTTGATGGTGCTGATGATTATATGCCACTTATTTCTAATGTACAGAGTGATGTATATGGATTAGGTACCTTTACATTTAATCGAATCCAAGGCACAACGCAAGTTGCTTTAGGTGATGAACAAGATAACATTTATCCTGTGTACCCTTTCTCAAATAATATTGCTTATGCAAACTTAGGAACAGGTGGAAACGGGATCGTACCTACTGTAGTTGGTCATAGTGGTATAACACTAAGGCTATTTGATGATACACCTAATGCAGGTCCAGTAAATAAGTTAGAAGGTTGGATAAATAATAGTTTTAATGCAGGTAGTGGACAGTCTGGTCCTGGTGATCCTACAAAAGCATTCGATGCATACGGTACTCGTCAGCTAACTCAATATACAGGAAACTTACATAATGAATTTGTATTTTGGAGAGGTCAGCAAACAAATACCTTTAGTAACGGTGTACATAATAACTTAGGTACTTATTACGGAACAGGGACAGTATAATTTAAAATAAAACAATTACGAATAAACTTATATAATAATAGTAATGACGAGTTGATTGGCGTACATTATAATTTATTTTTTGTAGAGAAAGGTCGGTATACTTAGGTTTATCGGCCTTTTCTTGTCTTTACAAAAAACTTTTTAAGATTGTGTTATATAATAAAAGAACCACTGTAACAAGTGATCGTCCATGACTAGGTAAAGAAGGCCTAACAGGTAGTGGATCAGAAGTTGGGTTTAGGTATACATTTACTGAATGTCCCCGATAGTTCAAAAAATTGCCTAAGATATAAGTTAGTAGGTTGCTTGGGGTATAAAGCAATGTAGGTGTAGGTTTAGAAATAAACATGACGAACGGTACTAATGAAGTTCTAGGTTAATATCGCAATAAGGTAACTTATTGTCTACGAGAAAAGCTTGCTATGCTTCTTGTATGGGGTCTTCTAGTGCTCTATCAGTACTGAGAGTATTCGCTTGGTAACTAAGTTTACCTTTTTTTTAATCATCAACAAAAAATAATTTAGTTAAACCTTTACAGGAGTTTACTCCAAAGGAGTTGAGTGAGTGAAACGAACCAACTACTTAAAACCAATGTTTTAAATTCCATATAATAATTAAATAACAAAAAACAAATTATTATGAAACACACGACAGAATTGACTAGAGAAGGGAAAAAACATACCTTCACAACTAGTAAAGGAAAAACTTTAAACTTTTTTCAAGAAAGAGAAATCATTACAGCAGATACTTATACAAGGGTATGGTGTTGGAGAAACCAAAATGAGTACGAACAAATCTTAGCAAAAATAAATTAATATGTTAACATTAGAAGATCACAAAGCATTAGGAGTATATTCTAAACTATTACATAGAAAAGATTTTAATTTATCTTTAAGGTATGATTGGAATGGCAATTTAGATATAATGGTTGCTAGTCATGATTTAGAAGAAGTAAATGTATTTAGTAAGGTAATAGAGTTAGAGGATTGGTTTACTAAAAAGAATCTCAATATATAATTAAAATAAAAATAAATTATGTATTACGTATATCAATTAATTCAGGACGGTAAAGTAGTTTATGTAGGCGAAACTCAAAACCCAAAGCAAAGACTGTATGACCATACTCGTCGTAAACCAAAACACAGTGGACATGGTTTGTTCTATGGTTTAAATTTAGAAATAGAAATCATTGAGTGTTATGCAACCAAGAAAGAAGCATGGCATAGACAAGTTAAAGAACAAAAGAAATTTGGTTTCGCAACTGATTACGATAAGTTAAGAGCAGGTGTAACACAAGAATCATGCTCTAAAGGTGGAAAGACAGCAGCAAAAAGACGTAAACTTTTAACAAGTAAATAATATGACTAAGAACCACATCGATAACTTTGACGATACTAAAATACACCTGTGGGTACCAGACTTTACATCTAATGCACCTGACTGGGATAAATGTTGGATAACCTTTTGCTATGCAGTAGCCCTTAACGAAGGTCTTAAAAAACGTTATGAGTTTCATTTACATGATTACGGCTTAATGATACCTCATCAGTTAAATGATAAGCATGCAGTCATTGCAGCTTTTAATCAAAAATATGGTAAATACATAAAGATGTGGTACATAGATGGCTTTAGAGCTAGCTTTACAATTATTAAAAAAGAATGGAACTTTATAGAAACGTTTATTCCTGCAGGTTCTGTTCAAAGAAAGTGGATTCATTTATATTCTCAAATCTTTGATGATAAAGGTTTTAAACATGATATCTTTACTGAAGAAGATGGTTTATGGACAGGATTAGCTAAAAGAGTAGCTTGGTCGTCAGTAACACAAGAAAACGCATGGTGGATGAGTAATGAAGAACATCATCGTTGGTCAAACAGAGTAGCGCCATTTAAGCAAAAGCCACCTTATCTTCAGGATGGTTTTAGAAATAAAGAAGGAAAGATAGTTAAACCTTATAGAGGTGCTCCTAAAAAACATACAGCAACATTAAAATATAAAGATGATTAAAAACTTTAAAGAGATGATGGGATTACCTAATGCAGATGGGTATCATAACTTATTACCAATAACACAATTACGTATAAGAGATAAACTTCTAGGAGGCTATCTACATATACCAGCTCATGAATTAATAGATGAGTTACAAGAGGATCTAAAGATAGTTGAACATGCAGAGGAATACGAATTAGCACAAGCATATAAAGATCTTATAGATGACCTCGAAACATTAGACTGGGTTAATGAATGAATTCTTAACAGAAAAATATAATGATATAATTAAAATGAGTTGGAGGATCTGCAAATCACCAGAGGCTGAAGACGTTGCTCATTATGCAATAGAACAATTCTTAGTACATAAAAGAGGACAAGAGTTGGTTGATAAAGGACAAGGAATGTTATTCTTATCAGGTATCATACATAGATCTTTTCATAGTGGGACTAGCCCTTATCATAAATTATATAGACAAAGCGGAAGGGTATACGGTTTACATGACAAGACAGCTGAGAAGCTTGTAGATGAGGAGTATGATATTGAAGTAGATTATACCATAGAAGCAATCCAAGGTATCTTAGAGGACATGGAATCTGATACAGTAGAACAATGGTATAGAGCAAAGTTATTTAATATGTGGATAGAAAATTCTAATTACTCAGACTTAAGTAGGATCACAGGTATACCTAGAACAAGTATTTCACAAGCAGTAAATGAATGTAAAGAATTTATAAGAAAAAGAATAGAAGAAAATGGAATTAATACTTAGTATATTAGGAGCAGCAGCATTAGGTCATCTAGGCGCAGACTTTTTATCTCGTTACGATTGGTTATGGGATAAACCTTTTAAATGTAACATGTGTTTAACTTTTTGGATAAATGTCATACCTTTTATATTTCTATACGGATATGAAGGTATTTTCTATGTAGGGTTAGCATCAATAATATCAGAACTATATTTTAAATACATATGAACGAACAAGAATATCAATACTTAAATAAAAACATTTACTTATTAGGTAATGTTAAATGGAATAGTGAACAACAAAGTGTACTCTTCGGTATGTATAACAGAATCACTGGTGAAAACAAACCACCAACGAGCTGTGGCCGATGTGTACTAAATATTAAAAAAAGATTACAATTTGAATATGAAAAAAGAAACAGTAAAAATCAAAGGTGAGACTTACACGGTTAGCTCATCAACAACAGAAGGACTTAAGAAAGGAATTAAAGATCTAAAGAAGTCTCTAAAACAAATAGAAAAAACAAAAGAAGAAGATGGCATTTAAACCAGGACAAAGCGGTAACCCTGATGGTAGAAAAAAAGGATCTCAAAATAAATACACTAAGCAAGTAAAAGAAGCTATGGGTATGTTATTAGAAGGTAACTTAGATAATCTATCAATATGGTTAGCACAAATAGCAGCAGACGATCCAGCTAAGGCAATGGATATAGTAATAAGACTAAGTGAAAGGTTTGTACCGAAGCTCTCTCAACAACAAATAACAGGAGGAGACGGTGAAGACTTATTTAAAAACATATCATTTAAATTCGGTAACGACGAAGAGTAATGTACATAGGCTTCACTCCACATAAAAAACAAAAAGAAATAATCCATTCTATATTAAACGGAAAAGAAAAATTCCATATAGTTAGTGTAGGTAGACAAATGGGTAAATCTTTAATGGGAATGAACCTAGCACTCTATTGGGGTATTAATAATGGAGCATGTAAAATCCTTTGGGTATCTCCAGTTTACTCTCAAACAAATAAAGTACATAAAGAGTTAGTCGCAGCAATAACCGAAAGTGGTATCATTAAATCAAATAACTATGGAGATAATACTTTAACTCTTAAGAATGGTACCGAGATCCTGTTTAGGAGCGCAGAAAGATATGATAACATTCGTGGTCTAACTTGTGACTATGGAATTATAGATGAGGCAGCGTTTATGAAGAATGATGCATGGGCAGAAGCAATTAGACCAGTATTTGCTGTAAGAGGTAAAAAGGTTCTCTTCATCTCAACTCCTAAAGGTAAAAACTATTTCTATGATTTATTTCAATTAGGAATGTCTGGAGATAACCCAAGGTACAAATCATACACAGGATCTTCATACGATACACCTTACATAGACAGAGATGAAATAGAAGATGCTCGCACAACCTTACCTAAACAGATATTTGAACAAGAGTACTTAGCAACTTTTATTGATGACGGCGGTGAAGTCTTCTCTAACATAAAAGCAAACACTTTCGCAAACTATCCACAAAAAACTAATTCAATATACTGTGGAATAGATTTAGGTAGAGCAGATGATTATACAGTCGCAACCTTTATAGATAAGAACGGATCTGTAATAGACATATATCGTAATAATAAAACAGAGTGGTCAACGATGGTGAGAGAAATCATTGTACTCATAAAAAAGTATAATGCGACTGTCATGGTTGAGGTTAACTCTATTGGTGATGTAATCTATGAACAGCTTAAGGCTCAATGGCAAAACACAATACCTTTCGTAACAACTGCGAAGTCTAAACCTGAGATCATAGAAGGACTCATATTAGACTTTAATGAATCAAACATTAAGATTCCTAATAAAGACTTGTTTCCTCCTCTGATCCATGAGCTGGGTATATTTAGTTACGAATATAATCCAAGGACACGTAATGTAAGATACGGTGCTCCATCGCCACATCATGATGACTGCGTTATGTCACTGGCAATTGCAAACTACAATCGCAAACAAAATCAATCTATCGGTACCTATGCAGTTATGGGTAAGAGATAATTCAAATCATTCATAAAGTATATTTCTTAGTATATGGTAAAGATCAATATAAATGATAAACAATTCGCGATCCCTCAAAGGTTAACGATAAACCAATACAATAGTTTATTATCTTTTGACTGGGAAGATCCAAAGTATTATCCAATGATAGTGTCACAATTGATCAATGCGCCATTACCTTTACTTGCAAAAGCAGACCCTAAGTCATTAGCACTCGGTATTGTTTTTGCAGTTAAAGCAATGAATGAACGTAAAGAAGTTGAGATGTTAAACCTTGATGAGATTACGTTTGGAGAGTTTATAGATTTAGATGTCTACTTAACTATAGGTATCGAAAAACATTTTAAAGATATTGCAAAGATACTCTGTCCTAAGGCTGAGTTCTCTGATGAGGTTATGTGGGCAATAGAAAAATATGTAGCCTTTAGAACATTTACATACAGGCAGTATAAAATCTTATTTGGTATAACTGATCACGACATATACGATGCTGAACCAGATGAGATTAAAAAGACTCAGATAGCTAAATCATGGTACAATATAATCGTGAACATTGCAAAAGAAAACATACTGTACATAGACAGAGTAACCGAGCAGCCGCTAAAGAAAGCTTTAAACTTTATGGCACTGCAAAAAGAAAAAGCAGTAGAAGAGAACTTAAAGAAACAACAACAGCAAAGAAGATATGACTTACAAAGAAATAGTAGATAAGATTGCGTTTATCTGTAATCAACACTACATCGTACAAGACTTTGGTTACGGTGCACTAACAGATATTAAAACAGTTAACGACGATGGAACACAAAGAGTAAACTATCCTTATGTATTCCTTAATCCAACACAGAGTGCAAGAACTGGTCAATCTATTACATATAGGTTTAACTTAATTGCGATGGATGTATGCGAAGAAGAACAAGGATACTCAAATTGGTTAGAGGTACAGTCTGCGTGTCAACAGTACATAGATGATATACTTGCACAACTTAGATTCGGTAAGCCACTACTTAATGCTGACTTAACACTTAATGTAAACCTTACACCTTTTAAAGAAAGATTCCAAGATACAGTTGCAGGTATGACAGCTACATTAGAAATAGAAGTACCTAATAAACTAAATGACTGTATTGTACCAATGGATCAATTAGTACCAATTAAAGCAGGTTTAGGATATCCTTATGATGGTAACTTTTATTATTACTCATTAGATCCTTCAGCGTCCATAGGAGATATACAATGTGGTATATGGACTGGAGATTTTCCACAAAACCCTGGAGATAAAACATTACCTAGAACCGGATGGCAATACTTAAATCTATTTGTTAAAGAAAGCAATATTAATCCTGTCACTCAGTATGGCACAGGTTCTTTTGTAAACGGTACACAACTCTATACATCTGATGGATTACCTTATATTCCTGATAACAATTTAGTTAATCCGTTTGCAGAAGTTCAATTTCTTACAATTAATCGTTTAGACATACAGAGTGTACCAACTCAACAAAGTACTCTTGATGGTTTAGGAAGCTGTTGTGATCCACTGATTGAACCAAATACATTTCCTAATGGAGTATTACAAATTGATAAAAATACTGGCCTCCTTACTAATTATGGGTACGGATACATAACAGACGATTGTTAATATGACAGTAGAAGAATTTGAAAGATCACTAAGTAACTTCGGTGAACAGTTACAAGATATATCACCAGTCCTCTTAAATATAGGAGGTAGGATAGTAGACCAAGTTAAGGAAGGAGCACCAATTGATAGCGGAGCATTACGTAATTCTATTAAGGCAGTTATAGAAGATGATAGCCTAAGTATTGCAATGCTCTATTATGGTATCTTTCAAAACTATGGAGTAGATGGAATAGAAAACGCACCAGGTAGAGTAGTACCAAGATTCGGAGTACCACAACCCTCAAGAGGTAATAGGTTTGGATTCTCTGGTGATTTTACTATGATAGGTGGAGATCTATCGTATGGTGCAAGAAAAACAATATATAAAATGGGTTTAAGACCACAGAGCTTCTTTGATGTAGATGCGATCTCTCAAGCAGTAGCAGACGGAGTAGCTCAACAACTAACACAAGACTTTTAATTATGGCAGTTACAGTAACACAAACACCGAACTTAATATTTGATATGGCCTATGGAGCTAATCCTATTACTCTAAGTGGCATTGATCCAACTGATGATAAGTATGCACTAAGAATCTATGTTGTAGGTAATGCTGATCCTATCGCAGATATAAGACAGACTCCTAACCGACAAGGTAGAGCAATCTTTGATATACAAAACATATTACAAACTGTAGTAGGACCTCAAGTAAATACAATTGATTCTTTACATTATGGTTTATCATTCGTTCCACAAAACACAAGGTTAGCACTAGCAGGAGATACCTTAACAGAATATCAAATAGCTTACGCTACAGAGAGTGGCGGAGTCGTTGGAGCCTTTACTACTTACCCTGAGATCTTTACTGTCATAGCGGGCTCAAAACAATACTTTGAAGTACCTTATAATGAAACTCCATACCAAGTTGTAGTTAGTGGAGATGATGGAGCTTTACCATGTACAGTCATTGAAAGATATGCAAGTCCTCTTAGTGATAATACATATACAATCCCAGATGAACTACCAGGTAAAACATTTGCTTATTTCTCTAGTCCTGCAGGTATTGATGTACATAATGTTTAAAGAGATGATATGTGTACTAAATCATTTTACCAAAAACTAGAAAGAGTAGCCCCTAGCGGTACACCTGCTAATGCAAACGCTCAAGGATTAGAAGCATTCTATGTTTTACAGTTTAGTGCAACATCTAATAACCCAATCGTAACCTCTATAGTTACTAATACACAATCAAACGGAGGTGGTCCAAATATAACACTAGGACAAGGAACTAGCATAAGCGGAGACTTCCAGGTTATCACAGCAGCAACTGGGCCAGCTAATTTAATGGTACCACTTAATGCTGCCACTGCTTATTACTATATTATACCTGCAGTGTTTGGTTGTCCTGAGGATCCACAAAGTCAAATAGATGTAATGACTGAAGCTGCATGGAGAGCTCAAAAGTATATTATTAATGAAGAACCTTGTAATGATTATCCTCATGTTCAGTTTGCTTGGCAGAACTCTTTAGGATATAGAGATCAGTTCACGTTTACTAAAAAGGTAATTCATTCAACTAAAACAAAAAATAACAACTTCTTAAAAGGACCAGCTGATTATAACGGACAAAGCTATTCAGTAGATATAGAAGAAAGAGGGTTCACTACATATTCTCAAAAGATACAAAATGATTTTAGCGTCACGTCTGGTTATATGACTGATGAAGAAGCTAAACTACTAAAACATTTATATCAGAGTGCTGAGGTTAAGGTAAGGTTCTCTACAGGACAGTATGCAAACCAATGGGTACCTGTAATAATTCAATCTTTAAATTATACCGAGAAGACTTTTAGAAAAGATAGGTTGTTCCAATACACAGTTAGATTTAGCTTAGCTAGTAATATTAAATCAATGAGAGGATAATATGATTCAATTAAAAGTATATCAAAGTGAAGCAAGTACTGATGCAGAAGCAATATTTCTGGATCTCTACGAAACTCAACCAATTAAGTTAACTCTTAGTGTTGAGGATATCACGACTGCTGATGCAACATCGGTATTTAGTAGAACCTTTAAAGTACCTGCAACTAGACATAATAATGAATTCTTTCAGAACGCATTTGAGTTAGACGGTATTGATTTTGATATTACGATTAAGAAACCTGCACAGATCCTTGTTGATGGTTCAGAGTTTAAAGTTGGTCACGTAAGATTACAAAAGATTTATGCTAACGGTGATTTAGATAAAATTGATTATGAACTTCTTTTCCTTGGTGAGACAAGAGATTTCTCATCTATCATAGGAGAAAAACCCTTATGTCAGCTAGTAATGACCGACTTTGATTGGGATGATAACCCAGTTGAGTATACTAATGCTGCTGACTTTATTGGACCTTTTAATTATAATGATGTAGTTGGTTCATGGAATGCATATCCTGAAAACGCATCTCTAACGGCCGGGACAGCAGATGGAGACCTATTATTTCCACTGATAGATCACGGGAACACGTATGATGATGCTGGCAATCCTGAGCAAGGCATGATTAAGATAGCTGGTTCTGATAGATTTACACAGTCGTCTAATTCTTTATCTTTAGATAGATTAAAGCCAATGATTAGAGCTAAGAGAGTATGGGATCAAATCTTTGAAGATAGTGGATATACTTATACCTCAACATTTCTAAATTCTGACTTATTTCATCAGATGTACATATCTGCTTTTGGTAACGAAGAAAAGGTTGGAGCTGACGTTGGACAAATTACAACAACTATCTTTGAATCAAGTAATCCTACTAACGGAGAGAATGATGTACAAGCTTATATGTTTAATGATAATGTTACAAGTAATGTAGGAGGTTACTATAACGTAGGTTCTTCTGATGTAGGACCAGGTGGAACAGGATCTTATTTTATATCACCAGGTACCGCAACGATTGCAGGTAACTATTATATAATGGAAATCTCCGCACAAGTAGATGCGCAGTTAGAAAACTCAGACGGTACTTTTTCTCCAGTATCATCAGCAGTTCAGCTTTGTGTTGTTTCTAGTAT